TGGCAATGGCAAAAGAAAATTTATGTTTGATGGATTCTTCAAACATTTACAACTACAAGAATGGAAAACTTCCGTAGAAATAACTCACCAAATGTTACAAAAACTAAAAGGTATTAGCAGAGAAAAATTTCATATTAAAGAGGGTGTAAAAAAGTGGGTTTATGTCGTAGACGAAAGTATTTTTGATAGGGAGCCAGAAGTAGAACAAAACATTTTAAATTTTAAAACAGGTAGTGGGGATAAACATGACTACTAAAATAGATAAGTTTTATAGAAAAAGATACAAAATTTTAGGTGGACCTGGTTGTGGTAAAACAACTGAAATATTAAAAATGTTAAAAAGAAATTTTGAAGCTGGTCTACATTTTGATCAAGCACTTATGATTGGTTTTGCAAAAGCCACGGTAGAAAATTTAAAAGATCGTGCACAAGGAGACAAAACATTATCTCTATTCTTCACTGAAAAGCAAGCAGAATCTATAAAAACTATACATAAATTTTGTAAAGATCATTTAACTGGTTATGAAATATTTAATGAAACTGCAAAAAAAATATTTAAAAAACAAATTAAAACTGATCCAGACAATTGGCCTAAATTAGAAGATACTAAATATGATGGGACTGATCTTGTTGCAGTGGGCTGGACAGAGGAACATGATAAAAAATTTGGAGCTATCATGAACCTTATTGGTCTAGCAAAGCATTCTTTAGGTTTTGAGAAAGCTGTGAAAATTAATAACGAATATAAAATAGTAACAGATCCACTACAAAGAATTTTTCATTTTTATGATGAAGATCCAAGTTATCAATCAGCTAGATTCAAAAGACCTGAGATAAGTTATGTGTATAAAAATTTTACAAAATTTAAAGATCACTATCAAATGATAGACTTTGATGACATGTTGGAAAAATCTTTAGCAAAAAACATAGAATTTAAACCATACAAACTTGTGTTAGTAGATGAAGCACAAGATCTATCTAAATTAGAGTGGCAAGTTATATCAAAGATAGCTAGGAACACAGAGGAGTTAGTTCTCGTAGGAGATGATGATCAATCTATTTATGGATGGAAAGGATCTGATGCTAGAATATTTCAAAAGTGGCCATGCAAAAAAGAATGTGTACGGTCTCTTCCTAAAACATACAGATTACCTCCTGCTGTGTATAGAGTTGTAATGAGGATACAAGGAGAGATACAACATAGATTAGGGACAAAATTTGAATGTGACCCAAATAAAGAAGGAAGTTTTGGTTTTATTGATTCATTAAGAGTTTTAGCAAATAGTATCAATTCAAAGTCAGATGTCATAATGTGTGCTAGAACAAATGCTGTAGCACAAAAGTTTAAACAATTTTGTATAGACTACGGTCTTATATTTAAAGAAAAAAATTATGCACATGACAGGGGCACTTCTTTTAGAACTATTTTTGACCTAGAAGATAGAAAAGAATTAATTAAAGCCTGGGATACTTTAAAATCAGGTGGAGTTATACAAGGAAAACAATATTTAAAAATGGTTAAAAAACTACAACCAGGACTAATAGAGTATGGAAAGAAAAGTGCATTAGAACACGCTGACAGACAACCACCAGAACTACAGGATCCAGACTTATATTTAAGTTTTGAAGACATAAAAGATAAATATTATTTTCAAGGAGATAAAAATTCTGAATGGTTTGAAATTTTAAAATTTGAAACAGATAGTGTTTTGTTTAGAGATAACAATCATTTAAATGAATACTTGAGAACTTGTTGGGAGAAAGACCCTGAATTAGAAAGTAATATAAAGATTGCTCCAATACATTCTGTAAAAGGTATGGAAGCTGATTTAGTTATTGTAGATTCTAACTGGGGACCAAACTCTATTAAATCATATAATAGTGGAGATAGAAGAAAAGAAGATGAGGAAACTAGAGTTGCATATGTTGGAACATCAAGAGCAAAAAAACATTTGATAATATATGAACATAGTATGAAAGTTAAAAATAGGTTTCCTTTACTAACACATGAATTTTTAGAACAATGAGCGAAGAAGAATTAGAAAAATTTATTAGAAGACAAGATAGAGAAGTTTGGGGAGAACACAGTTATTTTTATGAAAAGGAGGAAGAAAATGACGAATAAAGATATGTTTAAAGGAGTGGCCTACAAGTCACTAGAAGAACAGGTTGGTGGCAAACACTACCGGTCTATGAAAATACAGCCAGCAGAGTTCATTAATGAAAATAAACTCTTGTTTGCTGAGGGAAATGCTATAAAGTATATTTGCAGGCATTCTGTAAAAGGAAAGCAAGAAGATATAGAGAAGGCAATACATTATTTACAAATGATATTAGAGAGGGATTACTCATGATACAAAAAACTTTGTTTGGTAAAGTTCAAAGTGAATGGGTACAACCAGATCACTTTCCAGATTTATCAAAGTATGATGAAATATCAATTGACTTAGAAACAAAAGATCCAGACTTAAAAACTAAAGGATCCTCTTCAACAAGAAACATAGGTGATGTAGTTGGTATAGCTGTGGCTGTAAAAGATTGGGCAGGATATTATCCTATTGCTCATGAAGCAGGACCTAACATGGATAGGAAGCAAGTTCTTGCCTGGTTTAGTGATGTATTAAAAACAGATTCTCTAAAAATATTTCATAATGCTATATATGATGTGCTTTGGATTCACAGACTAGGACTCACGGTTCACGGAACAGTCGTAGATACGATGGTAGTTGCATCTTTAGTTGATGAAAATAGGTTTAGATATGATCTTAACTCTGTTGCCAACGATTACATAGGTATGGGTAAAAATGAATCTGCTTTACAAGAGGCTGCAAAAGAATGGGGTGTAGACCCTAAGTCTGAGATGTACAAACTACCTGCGATGTATGTGGGTGAATACGCAGAACGAGATGCAGAAATCACTTTATCTCTTTGGCAAGAATTTAAAAAAGAAATAAACTCACAAGATTTACATGCGATTGTAGAGCTAGAACAACAGGTATTTCCATGTTTATTAGAAATGAAATTAAAAGGAGTGAGGATAGACGAAGATCAACTAGCAAGAGTTGAAAACACTTTACAAAAAAATTATGACAAATATATGAAAAGGGTCAAAGAAGATGTAGATTTTTATCCAGAAATATGGGCTGCAGCTAGCATTGAAAAAGTTTGTCAAGTTAGAAATATCACTGACTTTGATAGAACACCAAAAACAGGAAAACCTTCTTTTACAAAAAATTATTTAAAAAATCATAAAGACCCGGTGTTACGAGCCATTAATAGTGCAAGAGAGGCGGATAAATTAAAAAATACTTTTCTAGATTCTATTAAAAATTTTGTACATAATGGTAGAATACATGCAGATATACATCAACTCAAAGGTGACTTTGGTGGAACTGTGACAGGTAGATTGTCATACTCTAATCCAAACTTACAACAAATACCTAATTACACAGATATAGGAATGGGAGTTAGATCTATATTTGTGCCCGAGAAAGGCCATAGATGGGGTTGTTTTGACTATTCTCAACAAGAACCTAGGCTGGTAGTGCATTTTGCTCTAAGCACACCTGGAGTCCTTGGCGTAGCTTCTGTTGCAGAGAAATATAATCGAGAAATACCAGATGATATAAGTGAACGTGATAAGAAAAAAATGCTAAGAGAAGCAGACTTTCATCAAATTATTGCAGACATAGCAAATATAGAAAGAGCAGAAGCAAAAACTATTAATCTTGGATTATTTTATGGGATGGGTAAAGCTAAGTTAGCAAATCAACTTGGTTACAATGACCAAGATGCAAAACTAGTATTGGATAAATACCATCAAAGAGTTCCGTTTGTAAAACAACTTATTCAACAAGTCATGAACAGGGCACAAGATTCTGGTAAAATTAGGACTCTTCTTGGGCGTAGATGTAGATTTAATTTATGGGAGCCTAATCAATTTGGTGTGCACAAACCTATGAAACACGAGGACGCACTCAGAGAATACGGACCAGGTATAAGAAGAGCTTTTACATATAAAGCTTTAAATAAACTAATACAGGGTAGCGCAGCAGATATGACAAAGAAGACAATGGTAGATTTAAGATCAGAAGGTATTCTACCAATGATACAATTACATGATGAATTAGATATCTCTATAGAGTCTACCGAGCAGGCTAAAAAGGTAAAAGAGATTATGGAAAATTGTGTTGAATTAAAGGTACCAAATAAGGTAGATTACGAGGTTGGAGATAATTGGGGAGACATATCTGAACAAATAGATGATATGTTTTAATATGAAAAATTATGGCTTACTTAAATGCAAATATACCTGTGGAGT